AAGAATGACATGCAGGGATTGGGTAGTGCCATTACCTATGCACGTCGATACGGAATCATGTCCATGCTGAACCTTCCAGCAGAAGACGATGATGGCAATGCAGCTTCTCGCTCAAGCGGCCCACCCAAAGGGCAAGCGCAGAGCGATGAAGGTTGGATGTAAACTTACTTAACTTAACAAAGGAGCCAGAAGCATGGCAGATCAATACGACAATACAAATGATGGCGTGGCATTCCCACCCTTCGAAGACATGAAGATGATCTTGCAGGGCAAGATAAATGTAGAAGGCAGAGATAGCCGCTACGCAATTGTTCGCCGCGAAACAAAAGCGGGCAAGGAAATTATGGAAGTCTACGAGAAAGTGGGCGTCATGTTTAAACAGGAGCAAGGCAAAGAGGGATCGCCTAACTACACAGGCACCATCTACAATACCAATGACAAGACGCAGCCTTGGACTGTAGCTAAATCTGACAAGCGGATAGCCGCATGGCGTAGGCAGAAGGATGGCAAGCCTTATATGTCAATTAATATTTCTGACCCGCAATCACCCAAAGTACAGACAAGTAACTTGCGCGATGATGATATTCCGTTTTAACTAGAAATGTTCTCCGCGGGAGCTTTGTTACGGTTTTTTCTCCCGCTAACTGGTCAGCCTTTGGGCTGGCCTTTTTTAACTGAGGGCTAAACATGTCAACAACAGAACTAAGTAAGTGCATCAACGCAGCAGAGATGGGTCTGACGCAAAGGGAAACATCAACGCTATTAGATATACCATTCTCTTTAATTAAGGAGCTAACAGATAAGTATGGAATTAAATTCACATGCGCCAAAGCAAAAGCAAACAAGAAAAGAATCATCGATAGCCCTAACCAGAGGCATACGTCTACTATCAATAATGATACAGAAGGCGGACAACCAGCAGCGGCGAAACCTAAAACAAGAACTAGAAGAGATAAAAGCTCTGATAGAGATAGCGCAAAAAGAATAGACGAAATCTATAACAGTGAACTACCTCGAGCAGAGAAGTACGAACTTGTATATGCTGAGTCGCTTAGAACTTTTGAGCAGAAGATGATCGACCTAAAGTTACGCCCTCCATTTCCTGAAAAGAAAAAGTACACACCGGAAAATGCTTCAAGTGCAGCAATAAGAAAGCAGCGAGAACAATCAGTTAACCGCCGCCAAATGATAATGGCTTGCTTCAAGTCCGATCAAACAAGAGTTGCTGAAGATGTCACTAGGAATACAGGTTTAACACTGCGCATCTCAAGCCAGATGTTAGACCTAATGTATAGAGATGGAGTGCTAAGCAGGGAGCGGGTTCAGGTAGGCCCGAACAAACGTAACAGTGTCTATCATTATAAAAGAAAGTAAGTGGGGACAGCCATGGAAGAAGAAGAGTTTGAAAAGAAATTGCATATTGCTGGAGCTGTTGGGTGTGCCTTTGGCTTCATCTGTGGCGCAGGCTTAATGACAATGGTAGGTATTATATTTTAAGTTATCGTGTGGGTAGCCGTTGATATTTAAAAGATTGGCGCTTTTGGTAGCAACGTCACCGAGGTAAACAACCGCCCTGATTGGGACAGGGTGATTTGTGTTGTGATGATAGCTACCCACTCGATTCTTATACTACTAACTCGAAGTGAGGTCCATCAATAAATGGCCTACGACCCTGCGATCTACGCAAGTCAATGTAGCTATTCATTGCATCTTCCATATTGCCCTCACCATACTGAGCAATGTTTGGAACAGACCAAGCAGCACCCCAGATAATCGGAACATCAACAGCGCGGGCGCCCTCTGCCATAGCATCAGCAATCTCATCATAAAGATTGAGCTCCCATCTGCCCCCATCAATGTAAGCCATGAGGTCTACAGCCAAGCCATCAATATGTTTAGACTTCATTGTTTGACTGGCGCCCTTAGCAACAAGAGCTCTTTGCTCCTCGATCGTGCGCAACCCACAGATCACAGAGAAGTCTTGCTTGGTTACGTTGATTGCATACTTAACAACAGCAGCCATACGTTCATCAACACCAATCAGCCTATCGAGGCTGCGCTTACCTAACTTGTAACTCATCGTTTGAATCCTCTCATTGTTCTAATTCCAAAGCTGGCAGCTATACTTGCATAACAGCTCCATTGAAACCACTGAGGCGCGGCTTCAATATTAGCAAAGCCCTCCTTCATATAGGGCTGAAGCGGAGGCACGAATGAACATACAATTATAGCTATGAAAGCTATGGTCCACGCCTCGTCTTTCCAAGAATTATTACTGGCTTGTATTGCAGCTTGCTCCCAGCCAATCTCACCAGTAGCAATTTTCATTTTTGTTTCTGCTTCAGCTTTCTTAACGGCAGTCTTCCCATCAATATAACTAGCAGCTAAACCGCCAAGCGATCCTATGATTTGACCAATCATTTCTTAGCCTCCATTGCATTGAATCCAAAGTAACCAACAACCACACCGCTAGCAGCTACCACATACACGCTTGCAATGTCAGCAATGAGATCCGCAGCAGTGTCTAAGCCCAACGCAGAGGCTCCTACAATAGCGAAAGGGTAGAGCAGCATACCAGCAGCGCAAGCCATAGTTAAACGGCGCTGTGTGTCCCGCTTTGCATCAGCATCAGAAAGCTCACGCCAACGATCTTCAAGCGCTAACTTCTGCCACTCGACTTCGTCAATAGTGCCATCTTTATTTACGTCATACTTGTCAAACGTCATTTTCTAAACTCCTAGCGTAGTTAATAGCATAGTGTTTGTGATGCGTAATGATAACGACCCTGCCCTTTTTGTCATACACAACATAATCACCCTTCTTATTTTGGTATAACCTCAAAGCAATACACCGTAGTCTGGCTTGTAGTTATCAAGACCTTTGCATCCTCGAGAGCTTCTCTACATTCGCCTTCAGTAGTAAACTGATTGAGTTGATAATGCTCAATGTTGTTATTCATAACTTGAAACCAAACTAAAAACCACATCACCACTTACCCTGATAGCGCCCAAGATAATAAAAGCCTGTCACTATCCCAGCCCCAGCAATGGCAAATATAATAATGCCAAGGGTATAGTTGATAGCGTTGTCTATCATCTCTTGTTTTTTGTAAGCCTCTTCCCTGCGTATCTTGCGCATCTCACCCTCTATAGCGAGAACCTCCTCCCACGCAGAGGGGCCATACGTCCAGGAGATATGATCTTTAATCTCCTTACGCATAGCCTCCATCTTTTTTTTATGAGCAAAGATTTCAATAGCATTGGCGCTATTGTCAGACATCATCTTATAGAATGGAGGGTTCTTTGTTTTGTCTTCAGCGTACTGAAAATCAGAAAAAGCGGAGCCCCATTTAGCTAGGGTTCCGCTCATTTCTTGTATGTCTTTGCCAGCACTTATACCCTGCTTGAGAATATTAAACGCACTGGTGGCTAGACCGACCGCTGTTACAGGGTCAATCATTTTGTCAGCCCATCTTTGTCAGCACTGCTACTAAGAGTGCAATGATAAAGCCTGTTGTCCCAATCATAATTGCTTCCATGCGCTTGACGCGGCCAAACAGATCTTTGAATTGGATTCGCATTTCTGTTTGCATGGCAATCACCTCTTTTTCTAGGCCATCAATCCGCTCATGGGCAGATGCTACTGTACGTTTGTCCATTTTTTATTCCTATGGTTTCGTCGGCCAATCAGCGTCTTCAAGGTTAGGCCAATTCTCATGCGCCGTAAGGTCACGCAACGCAGACCTATATGTAACCCACAAAGCCTTTGCTTCGTCAGTCAATGCACTGTCTGAAATCTGCGTCCAATCGCTGTCACTGAGTAGTTGATTTCGTGTGCCACGGTTAGAAGAGGCAAGAGTATCAGATTGCTCTTGCGCTCTAACAGCAGGGTCAACGTATGGCTGCCACCAGTTGTACTCTTCTACGTTGGCATTAATGAACGCCTCAACTTCGTCAGCAGAAACAAAAGGTTCTGTTGTAAGCACGTTCCAAGGTGGAAAGAAAAACTCTTGAGTTTCATCTTCGTCTACCGTATGCGATGAAAGATCATCATTAACTGTAATACTAAGCATCTGATTCAATCCCAGATATTCCAGCATATTGCGCTATTATTGAAGTCCCCGCTGATAAGTAGAGATCAAATGAATGCCCTCCCGACGAACCGCCTTGGATACCTCCCGTAGTACCCTCTCCTATGTAGATAGTTGAACTAGTATTTCCACTTAGAATACCCTGTCCTATAAACTTTCTTCCTGCTGGACAGGTGTAAATAGTAGCTTGAACGTCAACGCCTAGTTTAATCATTTTATCAGGAGTTGATGCAGCTACTGTTGTTGTTGTTGGTATTGCTGTTAAAGCCATTTTAATTTCTCCTATACAGACTTAACGCCAGTTACTCGGTAAGTGACTTGCGGATTTAAGCTGTAAGTCCTTGACGAGATAGTGGATGCAGAAGGCGTTAGTGAGCCAAGGGTTAGATGGCCCTTTCCGCCAAGAGGTGAGGTGCTATTAAAGTTTAAATCTGTCTGGGTGAAGGCATGGGAACTAGCATCATAGTAAGCAACTTTTCCAGAGTTACTGTAAAAATAAATGCGACTGTCATCACTACCGCTACACCATGACATTTGAGTCCACATTGAAAACCCGCTCATAGATATGCTGCCTACATTAGATATTGTAGCAGAGGAATTTACTTTATATATATACCAGTTGCTGTCATTGTTTACTTTGGCCATATAAATATTGCCGTTAGCATCTGAGGTACACCATGTAATCTCACCATTAAGATTAAACTGACTGTTTGCTGAGTTTCCATTAGTAGTTACTGTAACAGTGTTTTGATTACTATCAAATACAAATGGGCGTGTTGAAATGTTGGAGCCAGTATAACTTTTCCACCCAAGGTACAGGCCATTACCAGCATACATTAATCTAGAGTAAGTAGTTGCAGTACCACTCCCAAGTGGGGTGCTAATATCAGTAGTTGTATTTGTCCATATATCGTACCTTTTCATCGCAGTGCCTGACGGAAAGTAATACACATAACGAGAACCATCAAATGCTTTTGGTGTGTAGCTTTGTGTATTAGAGGCTATTTGAGACCCGCTACTGTTATAAATGTAGTACTGAGTAGTAGAGTTAGCATCATATAAAATCTTTAATGCAACATTGTTTGGCCCAATATCCTCCCAATAACCAATGTAATTATAATCACCGATTGAAGTCACAGGTGTGTCAGTGGACTTTAAATTTGTTAATCCAGTTTCTACTACTCCTGCAATACTGGCAGTTGTGTTCCGTTCTAAATTTCCACTGCTATTTATTACTTGGTAGTAATTATCAAGGTAAGATAAGGGAAAAGTAGAGGTGTCATCTTTAACAGTTGAAGATGGCCCTACAATTTCAGAACCCGAAACAGAGCTATCTATATTAGCTACGTTTACATCGTTAACTAAAAGGTTTGCCTTAATAGGAACTTGTGCCTCAGAAGACTCAACTTGAACATCCTTTAAAACATAACGTGTACTTGCGTTCGTAGTTATAATTGTCTTTACGCCGTTGCTATCAAAGTCACTAGCAGAGAGTGTTGCTTTGTAGATTTCTTCTAATGTATCAGCCATTATAAAGCTCCATATTTAAGTAGGGCTGCGGCTGAAACACCGTCGATGCCAGTTAAGTTAGATGCGTTCAGTGCGGGTAGCTGTCCTGACCCATCGAGTTGAACGACTTGGTTTGCCCCCGTGCCAACGTCGAGTGCTGACGCTGTGCCAAGGCCATTGATTGCTGTAGTGAGATCGGAGGCTGACGCCTTAGAATCAAGCTGTGTTTGCACAGAGGTGTTGATACCAGCCACGTTGTTAAGGTCACTGGCAGTAGCAGTGAGGTCACTAATCTCTGATACACTAATAGCCCCATCTGCAAGTGGATTACCCGCTGCGATTAGGTTTGCTAAGTCTCTTGCTTTGGTCATGCTACACGTCCTCCAACCATACGGCGCAACGAATATTAGAATACCGAGTAGCGGATACATTAGTTCTTGATTTTACTTTGAACCTTAAAACTTCCCCAGCTTCCATAAAGAAAGTATCTGGGCCATAAGCCATGTTCCCTCCCCCATTATTGCGGTAGTTAACCTCACCCCTAGTGCCATCGTTAAAGTTATAAATACTACCGTTGCTAATCCATTCTTCTGGCATTGCGTTCATTGTCCGATTTTCATATACGCTCGTTGAACCAGTTATAGATTCAACGCCGTTAAAATCAGCGGGATTATAAAATGACATCGACCTAACGTGGTTTTCATTTAGAGTTTCCCCATAACCAAACCAATGTTTGCGCAATACGTTTGTGCCTTCTGACCACATTAACCAATATGCGCTAGTAAAAATATCATTTGTTGTGTCCATACTCATATGAAAACTATCAAACTTAATTTTTGCCAACTTACCAGAAGGAACAGTATAAATTGTTTGGTTTGGGTGGTTGTAGCTTAGGCCACCATAGTTGCTAGTTTCTACGTTTATAAATGAAAAAGTTGTCATTGCTCAGTATCCTTATTGAAACAAGTTGCCGTCGAACAAAGCGCCGCCAGTAGCGACTGCCGCCCATGTTGCGGTTGTTCCGTCTGTTGTTAAGTAAAAAGTTGCGTTGCCAGTTTGGGAGGGAAGCCCTGCACCCGCTGCACTAAGGGATGTAACCGTAGTCGCATCTACAGACGCAATATTACTTAACGCTCTGCTATCATCTATAACGGTTGTACCGCCTACTTTAATCGCCATCTTCGTATACTCCTACTAGGTGATTGTTGCGTTAGAATTGACGTTGCCAACAACATCCAAGTTGCCGTTTGCGTCCAGTTTCATTTTGTTTGTGCCGCCTGTAGCAAAGTACAAAGACCCACCGCTTTCAGTGACAGTCCACGTTCCCAAGCTGATTGGTTTATTAAAGGCCCACTTGTCGCCAGTTGCCTGATACAGAATGGTTGCAGCAGCACCGTCCACTGTAAGGCCAGCACCATCTGCGGCAGCTGCATCAGCCGCTCCGTTAGCTACAGTAATGTTTAAGTCAGCAACGTCGAGCGTTGTGCTGTTAACCGTTGTCTGAGTGCCAGAGACCGTAAGGTTGCCAGAGATAACAACATTGCCGCTAGTGTCTTCACTTACTAGATTCATCCAGTTGCCAGCATGTGAGAAGACTGCTTTGCCTGTCCCATGAATATGAGCAAACATACCATGATACGTTGAAGCGCTAGGAAGATCGCCAGCTGTGGAATACACGTTGCTATACAGTATCTTATTGCTGCCGAAGTCTACATCCGCACCAAGGACTGCATACCGAGCATCTGACTGAGCTTGTGTATAGACAGACGTAAGCTGGAATGTACCGTAAGCGATATACTCAACAACATCACCAACAGCCAAGCCAGAGGCAAACACAAAGTTTGTCCCATCTGTAGCTGTAACGTCAGTGCCTACAATTTGCTTAACGCCGTTGAGATATATGTCAATAAAACCAGAGTCATAACCAGTAGTTGCAAAGGAAGTCTGCCCAGCAGTTGCAGTAAAGTTACCGCGTGAGCTTGTGCCGTTTACAGAAGACCCAGCATTTTGGAACGAGCTTCCGTTATAGACCTTCATCGTATCTGTTGATGTGTCAAACCAGAGCAAGCCTTCGTTGGGGCTAGATGGTGCAGAGGCGCTAACCTCGTACTGGTTAGCAAAAGTGTTAATGCCACTAATGCCAGCAGCTACCACATTCACATTGGCAATTGATCCACCGACAGTATTGATACTTGTAATATCACCAGCAACCGTGCCGATATTGTTAGAGCCAGTTAAATCAGCAGCAACGGTATTAATGTTTGTAGTCGCGGCAGAGTTAGCAATTGTTTGAATGTTAGCAGATATGGAAACAACGCTAGTAACGTCAGACGCAATACCAGCAACAGTAGAAACATCGGCGCTTACTGCACCAACCGCGTTAACATTCGCTATATTGTTTGCAACAACATCTATCTCAGAGGTTGCTTCGTTAAGATCATTAGCAACAGTTTCTATCTCAGAAACAACTTCGAGCAAGTCATTAGCTACAGCAACAACATTTGCTATATTTGAAGCGACTGTATTTACAGAATTTATATTAGTGGCAACGGTCGTAACATTAGATGCCACCGCACCAACTAAAGTAATGTCACCCGATATTGGGCCAAGAATTTGTATATTAGCGCTGTCACCAGCAACAGTAGATACATTGCCAGATATTCCAGCAACGGTAGTTACGTTTGTGGAGACACCAGCAACGGTTGTTATGTTTGAGGCTATTGGCCCTAGAGTTGCAACATGAGTATAGACGGTACTAAGGTTTGTAATTGCGTTAGTCGCTGTAGTTCCGTCTTGAATGTCAGCAAG